TTTTTTGCTTTCTTTTCAGTTACTACTGGAAATACGTTCTTCATCACTCTTGGTCTCCTTTATAAATGTGCCGCCAGAGGTTAAATGCCCCTTTCGGTCTTTTATCTCATTATACGCGGCTTGAACACATTTGTCAAATGGTATTCCTTTAACCTTACAAACACCTCGCAGAGTTACGTATATGTCTCCGACGGCATCGATTATCCCGGCATCATCATTATGATTTATAGCATCCAAAAGTTCGGTAGTTTCTTCTAGGGTCTTTATCGCTTGACCCATTACAGTACCGTTCGCTGTAATGCCTCTATCATCCATCCACTTGTCAATCATCTTGTCGAAATTCTCGACCTTCGTAAAAGAGTAATCTGTTCCTGTGGTCATTTCCATTCTACCTCTACCATCACTTCAGTCAAGAAAGCGACTAGGTTAATTTCGGCATCCTGTACGAATGCCTGTTTATATTGATAGTCCGCAATTAAGAGAACTACCTGCGGGATACTCTGAGGTTGTAAATACTTGTGCATCTGGTCATAAATCTGTCGGTATATGGCAACTGGGTCAGTATCAATATGGTCAACAACCCATTGTCTCATACCACTAAAGTCTTTATCCTTTAACATCGCCATCAAACTATCGATATTGGCTTCGCCTATTCGTGCTAGAATGCCATTATCAACAACCCCACCAGATGAATATCTCTGGAGTTCGTTTAATGTCCTACGCATATCAGGAAAGTGTCGTTTGATTAATTCAGCCAAGGCTGGCTTACTTTCAATCTTTACACCTTCAGTATCAAGAATACTTATAATTCGATTCATAAACTCGCCCATCAGAGGTGGCAATTCTTTCTTGCTTACTCTGAAATCGATATAGGTTGTGCGAGAGTGAATCGGTTCAATAATCTTATCCTTGAAATTACAAGTTAAGATGAACCTGACGTTCTTGGAAAAATGCTCTATGAATCCTCTGAGGGCAGGCTGAAACGATTGTGGATTAAGATAATCCGCTTCGTCTAATATCACACATTTCTTACCACCATCAAAGGAGACAGTGGAGGCAAAGGTAGATATATCGTTCCGTAACGTGTCGATATTTCTATCGAGCGACCCATTAATAACTAACGTGGTATAACCTAGTTGTTCACAAAGGGCTTTCGCAACGGTTGTCTTACCCGTTCCAGCAGAACCACTCAACAAGAGGTTTGGCATATCACCGTTAGACAAAAATTCATTGAATGTATCTTTCAAGGAATCTGGCAGAATACATTCATCGATTTTCTTAGGGCGATATTTTTCTACCCACAGAAAATCTTTATTCATAGGTCGAATCCTGTTCTAAGGCAATCCAATACGTTAGTTTACCATCAGTAGAAGTCAACTTTGAAATCTTCTTGGCTGATATTTCAACATCATAATCGCCTGGTAACATCTTCATACGTTCAGTCAAAAAGTAAAATTTGAATTCGGTATCAGATTCACCACCGATATAATCACCCACTTCAACACTAAAGGTATTTGATGTATCGTTTCTCTTATCGAGAACTTCGGCAACGACTTTACTTGGGTCGTTCTTGCCTCTTCGGATAACCAAATCTGGAACTGCTAGAGTACCAGTTGCTCGTTGAAGTTTATCAAGAGTAGCGGCCGTCAATCGAAATTTAACTTCGGCTGAAGGCATCTCAATCTTTGAGGTGGGATATACGATAATTTCCTTATCGGCAAACCAGTAATGTGTAACTGAATTTGCATCCTTAATGGTGGCAAATTGCTCACCAAATTCTATCTCTGGGTCGTCAAACAATGACACGGTAGAAAGGAATTCGTTAAGGTCATATAACGCAAAATCTTCACCGTTAGAAGATTTAAATGTCTCGGCCACTGTGGCAGAACCCAAGACGTTCTTTTGTACAGATACGGTATTTAATTCGTTTCCCTCTGTAAAGAGAATCGACTGGTTAATCGAGGCAAAATTCTTTAATACCTCAAGAGTTCTTTCACTTAATTTCATAATATACTTCTCCATTCACTTTAATTAATGACCATTATACACGGAACTACCAGACGTGTCAAGTGTTTATTTGAAACTATCTGGGTCTTCCTGTGGATTAAACACTAATGACTTCATACCATATTTCAAGCCGTAGTCTGGTCGGTGACTCTTCGTTACTACGTTCGGCTTGTTATAACATCCGAAATGGTGGTCACATTCAACCCATTCCAGGTCAGCCGTGTTTCTATAGTCCTCTTCAAAACCTTGTCCAACTTTCGTGTATAACTGAAATGGAACTTCAGTTGTACATATATCACCCTTGGCTCCTGCGGCTTGGCATTGCTCAACGGTTGTATACGTGTTAACATACTCATAGGGTCCTTTGTCGAACCACTGTGGATTAAAAACGCCTGCATAAAATAATGCTATTGCTCCTAAAATTTCCATTAATCCATTTCTCTCTCTAAGATTCCCTCAACTTGAGGTACAGTTTCAACCGCCCGACCAATCATTTTCCGCCAGGCCGTCTTCTTCCTTGGCCGTGATAGTGGCCACGGCTTCTTGTTTCCTTTCAAATGCTACTGCCAAAATTAAATAGTGCATAGCCTTAACAAGGTCTAATTCATTCTTGCCTTTTTTCTTTCCGTAACGCATCAGGTATTTAATGGCGTTATCGATAGAGGTTGTTGCTAATGTTCCTCTATATGCAAATACATCAATAGTTTGGATATCATCACCTGTGCTGGTGTAATGACTCGAATAGGTAGATTTTATATGTTCCTCTAAATCCTTTAATACAGGACCTTCACCATATTTCCAATCAAAATCTTCTTTACGGCGGAGGTTCATATTCATACCATCTACTCGTTCAGCCAAATCGTGAATTTCATTTTTCAATTCCAAATTCCTCCATCATTATTATAAAAGTCCTCGACCCCCAAAAGAGGAAGGGGCCGAGGGTGTTGAATGAGGGGACTCAAACTGCCCCACGGAGTTATCTCTTAAAAATCTTCGTCAGCATCGACCTCTTCAATTTTAACCTCTTCGGCATTCATTTCAGTGGCTACATCTTCCATCCCGACACCGGCATCAATCTTTTCATAAAGACTCATAAAAGACTCACGGGTTTCATCATCGAAACGCTCGATTGCCATCTTGATGGCTTTCCCACGGTCTCCGAAGATTGAAAATGATTTCAGGATATCAACAAGACGACGGGTTGAAACTATTTCATCAACTCCACCCTCTTCAAAAGTTTTCCTGATAATGTCTCCCCACATTGTGAGGTTCGGGATAAATTTTCCAAGTGCCTCTGATTCGATTCCGAATCCCTCAGCGGCTTTCACGAGAATCTTTTTCTCGATTGCTTCGGTAGGATAAGGCTGATACATCGTAACAGAGAATCGGTCAAGGAACGCCTCATTCAAAACATTCGTTCCGATAAAACGGCCATCATCAGAGCCCTTGCCTTTTGTATTAGCAGTAGCAATGATTGTGAAACCTTCAGCAGGCTCCACCCACTCGGCACGTTTCTTAATGAAGTAACCTTTACCTTCAAGAACTGACTGAAGAGCCATTATCTTGTGGGAACCGAGGTCAATTTCGTCAAGAAGCAAAACGGCTCCTCGCATCATCGCCTCAACCACAGGTCCGTATTGAAACACTGTCTCGCCATTTACAAGGCGGAATCCACCGAACAAATCATCCTCGTCCGTTTCAGCGGTAAAGTTAACTCGAATCATTTCTCGCCCGAGCAATGCACAGGTTTGTTCGATTCCGAATGTCTTACCGTTTCCAGACATACCAGTTAAATAAACTGGGAAGAATAATCGTGATTTTAGGATTCGCTTAATATCAGCAATATTTCCCCAAGGCACAAAGGCTGTGTCAACTTTGGGAATAAAGGATATTGTAGCATCAAGTGTAGCGGCCGAAGTTCTTTCGGACACTGGACTTGGCATCTCTACTGCCGTTTCAGTAACGGGAGCAGGAGCAACTGGCTTCAGAATTGTTTCAGCAACAACTTTCGAAGGTGCTACAACATCCTCGGTCACCGGTAGGCGGAGAACCACAGGATTTTCTGAAATCTTTTCAGCGTACTTACACTTGGATGGGATACAAATTTTGTAGGTCGCAGAAACGGCCTCCATATTTGCTTTTGTGACATCAAGAGTGCCGAACATCTCTTTTGTGGCGGCACCAAACTCATTAACTGTTACTCTTTTATTTGACATATTAACTCCTTCATAATTTAAATATTTTCTCATTCAACAGTACATATTATACGTGGCTTTCTGGTATTTGTCAAGTCTTTTTTAACCTTTTTTTCAATTATTTTCTCTTTTTTTGCCACTTGTTGTATTTTTACTACAATTGTTCGTAATTCCAGGCTTCCTGGTTGCTCTTGGAGTCACTTTCCTCCACCTTGAAGGGTAATTGAGTCTGTATAAAATCCGTCAATTCTCCCTCACGGTGAAGCGTTTTGGCACCATTTAAAAATGATACTTGATAAATTATTTCAGGACTGGTCCAGTCAGCAAAGTCACCTCGGGCAGGATATGAGACATAAACCTGTGAAACGTAACCCTCATTTCCACTAATGTCCACGACCTTGTCGGCCCTGGAAAATCTTGTTGGTGGGAAAATGAATCTATTGTTGGACATATTCATCCCTTCTGTCGGCCAGACTTGTTTGAATTTTAGACACACCGCGGATGGCCATTACGCAGTTGTCGGCTCCGTGCAATTCTACTTGCTCGGAATATATATGTTTTGCCTGAATTTTAGTGAGCATTACCCACTCATCTTTCCAGCCAGTCGGTTTAGTCACTCGTACAAAATAGGATTCTTCCATCTACAAACTCCCTAGGTTTAAATTCACATTGTTATCATAATATATAGCAAATGTGTCGGCGTAGGCACGTATCGTATTTGACTGAGGTCGTTTGAATCCCGGTTTCGAGGTTCCTCGATATTTCAGTCTCCGATTTTTACTCGGTAGTAATTTCAATACCTCGCCTTGCAAGTCCATTGGAATTCCTTTGAATGCCGAGGTCTCCTTGGCGGGAGATTTAAACTTACTCAAAAAGTCCACCGTTTCTTGTGGGTGGCAACAGTAAATAGATTTTGTGGTCATAGGCTCTCCTTCGCTAGGTTTGTTAAACTTTTCATCACCGATTGAAAGCACGGATGGCCCGAATTGCGAATCGCCAGATTGCGGAGCAACCAGCGAATATTTCGCATAGAAGTAAGGTCCCGATTATTCTCGGGAATATCCATATCTTCGGGTAGTTTCATTTTGGTTTTCAATTCGTTTTTCATTATGTATCCATTTTAACAGGTTTCTTGAATATGTCAAGAACTATTTTTGCATATCTGCTATGCAAGGACCGCAACACTGGTGTGGGCCCAGATATAGGCATCAAACATAACAAGTGTAATTACGATTAGGTTCCTCATATTCTCTCCTTAGGCTACTAGCCCAACAAACTCGTTTAACATCATTTTATTCACCTTACGAGCGGAGGTGAATTTTCGGAACTGGGTGCGTAACTTACCCTTTGCAACCGTTCCATCTTCGTTTCGGTCAACATCGTTGAACTCGGCTTCCGTGTCGAGGTTCCTGTCGTTCACTAGGAAGTAAGTATCGTATCCGCTTTCCTTCAGAGGAACATAACCGTTCTTATTACAGAACCTTTTCAATTCATCGCCCTTTTCATAACCAACATTATAGTGAATCTGGCGGTTAATCTCACGGCGCTCGGTAATGTGAAATCCAATCACATTGATTTTGTGGCGCTTTCCGAGGTTATCTAGAAGGGAAGCGGTCAGACCCATACTGTTTCCACCACTTCGACCCGTATAGATAATACGCTTAGTTTTTGCATCTCGGATGACTGGGTAGGTTTTGTCTCGATTTCCGTATGAACCGTAAATGTGAGTTGCTTCACCTTGTTTATTTTCGCCACCTTCAGAATCCCAATAATTGCGACAACTATCGGCTCCGCCATCAGTGAGGAAAATCGCATTGATTTTTTCTTTCCCGGTCTCTTTTTTGAAATCGCTAATCATATCGTGGGCGGCCACAATTGCTTCATTCAAAGGAGTAGAACTCATTCCGTGACCGTCAGGACAAACTAGCCCAGAGTAGTCAAGAGATTTTCCGAGGAACGCAAGGTTCTTTAACTGTGCATTGAACTCTCGGCCACTCATTTTCTCGTTGAAATATTCACACATCCCAAAGTTTTGCATCATCAGGTGGTTCGTGCCAGTCTGAATAGACTTGTCATAGAATTTTTCAAGTTTAGTGGTCAATCCATCAGAGTTAGAGAAAGAATAGACTCGGTAAGGAATTCCAACTTTTCGGGCAAACATTACAAGAGTTAAGGTCTGCTTAACAGTGGCTTCCATCTTTCCGCTCATTGAACCGGACCAATCGATGAACATCATTAGAGCGTGGTTCCGCCCGTCTTTGACAGCGGCAACACGTTTGAAAATATCTTCATCGGTTTTGTATTTGTGGAGTTTATTCATATCGAGAACGCCAGATTTTGAAATTGAAGTTCTGCGGTATGCGGTAGCGGCTTGTTTCATCTCAAATTCTTTAACCATATAGTTAACAACTTGAGCGGTATCTTTTTTCCAAACTCGAAAAGCGGCCTCTTCCTTCTTTTTCCAAGTATCATCTTCGGCATCAGTTCTTTCCCAACGATACCCAGCGAAATTTTCGGACAAAGACCAGTGAGCGTTTAATTGCTCGAAAGTATCTTTCCAACCAAGCGTTGCTTTTGAATGGCTAACTTTAGGTAGGTCTAAATAAATTGGCTCTTTTGCATCCTCATCATTCATTGACTCCATCGCATTGTCCCAAGCACTTTGAGTTTCAGGCTTCGGAGGAGCAGGTTTGAAATCAGGAGCAGTAGTTCCGTCAGCACCCTCGGCATTAGTATCAGCCTCGAGGTCTTTCATATCTAATTCTTTTTCTTTATCAGTAGGCTCTTCAGAAGGCTTAACTGAAAACCCGTTTGATTTTTCGTCAGATTTATCATCATCCTCCTCTGAACTTTCGTCAGAGTCTTCCTGGTTTTCCTGGTCGTCATTAGAAGGCGCAGGAGGAGGTGACGAAGGCATCTCAAAGTTTGACTCAGGTTCTTCGCCTTCATTAGGCTCCCCATCTAGGTCATCCATTGAGAACCCCATATCATCCATATTCGTTTCGGCTTCTTTTTCAGCAATCTCACCGAGTTCGGTAGTGAGTGCTAGAATTTCTTCAAATGTCTCGGCTTTCGCTACACGGTCAGCAAACACTTTCTCTTCATCCGAGAAAGGAACATCCGCTAGAACGCCTAATTTAAAATGTAAATTAAGACGGTCAGCAAATCCGTAATCTTCAAGTTCACGATGTTTGGTACCGAAGAAATCTTTCTGGCTCAAGGCATCATACATTGAGAAGAAAGTCTTTTTCATTCCGGGATATTTGATTTTCATCTTACGCTCAATCCGAGCATCTTCAAGGATGTTGGCGTAATCTTTTAAATGAGGATTAGTCTTGGCAAATTCTGCCCATTCTTCGTGAGGAGTATAAAGGGCGTGGCCAACTTCGTGGCCGATTAAGCCTTCATACATTGTATTAGTCATATCTTTCCACATCGGTAAAATCAAACGGCGACCCTTAACATCAAATGATGCGGTCGCCACTTTTTTATGCTCAACGTGAATATTCTCGGTAGCCATCAATCTGGCTAGAACATTTTTACTTTCGATATTTACTAATTTTGAACTCATTAAATCTCCTCAATTTCTTGTTTTCATCAATTTATATACATATTATACGTGGACCTGACCATCTTGTCAAGTCTTTTCGTACTTTTTTTTCATCTGTAAGTCATTGATTTTACTAGATAATTGAAAAAACTTCAAATTTATTTCATTTTTCTTTGCTCCTGTGACTAATTTGTCACGATTTTAGAGAAATTTTGCTCTTTTTCGACCGTAATTACACGACCGAACTTGTCTAGAATCTGGTCTCCCTTGTGGGAAATCACAAATGCGTGTGTATCATCTCCTAGGGAGTTCAAAATACCCAAGAAATCCTCGACTCCTGTGGAATCTAGACTGCTATCGAATATCTCATCTAGGACCAGAAGATTGGTCGCTACAGAGGATTTCAATTTTGCTACCTCACGCCAGGTGAACAATAATGCCAAATCAATTCGGAGTTTCTCACCTTCAGAAAATGACCCATATTGAAACGCATCCCGTCCTCTACTCTTAATTGTCTCATTGAATGCCTCATCCAACTGGAAGTTAATGTAGAAGTTCAGTGCCGATAGGTACTTATTGATTAGTTGATTTATCAAAGGAAGATAGTTTCGGATAATAACTGTCTTGATACCAGAATCCTTTAGAAGTTCCTGTACAGTATTCAGATGGTGCTTTTTGCTTTGAATATCATATTTGGTATTCCGAGCATCATCCAAATCATTTTTACGTTTTGATAATTCATCATCACTAGACGACTCAACTGGATGTAAGGTTTCGGCTAGACGTTTTTTAAGTCTTCCAGAATATTCCTCAATGCCAGATATACTATTACTCTTCTCTGAAATTTTTGTAAGTATATCCTCTATCTCATTGATTCTTTGGACAACTTCCAACATCTGTCCATCGATGTCCGTGATAGCCTCATCTAATTCATCATTCTTAACACCCAACTTCTTAGTTACTTTTCCTTGATGCTCATCGGTAATCGCTTGAGTACATTCTGGGCATTCTGAATTTTCAGTAACTAGTTTTATCTGTCCACATATGTGGGCTTTCTTTGATGTTATCTTACTTTTGAAATCTGTGAGTTTTCGATATTTGGTTTGCTTACTATTATAGTCTTGAATCTTTTCTCGGAAACCAGATATCTCTTCATTCAAATCGGTGATTTGTTTCTCACATTGGTCCAGTTCTTCCTTCTTTTCTCGAATAGCATCCTCATTATTATCTTGAATAGATTTGAGATGTTCCTCTTGAATTCTTATAGCCTGTTCCAGAAGTTCGATTTGATGTTCGCAGTTGGTCAAATTATCTTTATTATCACCTATTCGATTCTTGACTAGGTCATTCATAACAGAGAAAATTTGGATATCAAGAAGTTCTTCGATGATTGACCTTCTATCTCCTGCACCAAGTCTCATAAATGGTATAAATGAACCAGAACCAAGTACGACTATCTGTCGGAAAGACCTCTCATTCATTCGTAGAACATATCGTTCCAAGAAGTCTTGACTATCTCTTGCAGATGCCATTTGGTCATTCATTGTACCATTGACATATATCTCAAACTTCGCAGGCTTGAGTCCTCGCTTAATTAGATATTCCTTTCCGCCGACATCAAATTCCAATTCAACCATACAATTCTTTTGGTTGATAGAATTGACAAGTTGTCCTAGTTTGACTTTGCGAAAGGGTTTACCAAAGAGTCCAAAGGATATGGCATCAAGAAAGGTAGATTTACCTGCGCCATTTGTCCCAATCATTAGGGTGGTGCGGGTGTCATTAATATTGATTTCTGATACCTTATTACCAGTAGACAGAAAATTCTTGTAACGTACGGATTTAAACTTAATCAATTAAGACCTCACTAGAAAATAAAACATAGTATTGTAGAGTATTATATCAGGAATCGTCTTCCGTGTCAACCCTTGGGTTTTTCAATGTTTTTTCTAGTATGGCCCTTGCTGTTCCAGTTAATGTAGTGTCCTCTTCAATACGTTGCTTGAGGGATTCGGGGGGATTATTGTCTGTAGGTGGCTCCAGTGGCTCTGGTGCAGGTGTCACATCACTAACCATTTTTGCTGGTTTTGTATTCATCATCTTTTTGTATTCTTCAGTATCAAAAAGTGCTTTTTCCATCTTCTTCTTTTCTTCACTCATAATTATTACTCCTATATTGATAACGCTTCCACATATACTTCGTGGAGTATCTTTTTCACTTCCTTACTATTATCTATACTTAATTCATCCACATACCTTTCCAGGGTGGTGATAGTATCCTCGGTTTCAAACTCGATTTGGTCCGAAGATAATAGTCCGTGGTCTTCGATGATATTAATCATCTCACACCTTTTTTCTAGTTCCTCAACGGTCTTAGTGAATAGTTCTATATCTTCCTTCTTGTCCACGATAATCTTGACAATCTGGTTATCATACTCACTAGCATCTATAGGCTTATCCTCATAGATGATTTTGTTGTGCATCTTATATGGGTTAGGCACAAAATCGCACTGTAAAGATTCTGTGTCAAAAATGTGAAACCCTCTTTGGTCATTATAATCATTCCACGTTATCTCATATGTGTTACCGAGATAATAAACGTGACCATTGTCAGATTTGGTGTGGAAATGACCAGAGTACACTGTAGAATACTTATCAAGAAAATCAGGTGACCTCGAATGGTATGCACTCTTAACACCTTTCATCATTTCAAATCCAGTCAAATCAAAATGACCGAAGCAAACCTGATTCTTAGAATTCTTAATGAAATCCAAAACTTCTTGTTCGTTCTCATCGGCAATCCAAGGAATCAAATCTAATTGATATCCATCAGGCAATTTCAGATTAGTTGGTTCGGAATACCCTATTACTGGTGTATGAAATGTGTTGTTATTAGGAATACCATCAATATCGAATAGTTGCTCGATAGAGTTAAGTCTGCCGTGATTCTTAAAATAAGTATCGTGATTACCGACAATAGTGTGCATTGTAATTTTCTCTTCAACCATCACACCGATGAATTCTTTTCTCATTCGGTCGAGGGTATCATAGTTAACATACTTCCGCCTATCCATCAAATCACCAGAATGAATAATCGTGTTGATGTTATGTTTCTTCAGATAAGGGAAGAACGTATTCGTCCAGAATCTGTAGAAATAATCAGCAAATGCTTTACTATCTGACCTGGCACCAAAGTGCGTGTCTGTAATTATTGCGACCTTCATTGGTAGAATAGTTCGAGATTATTAGGGTCTGATTTAGTCTTGACACCTTCTTTCTCGGCCTTCTTTAGTTCTCTCTTCTGCTTCTTTTCATTTTCTTTTCTTTCCATATCGTCAATGAACTCCTTTATATGGGTATGAAAATCGACAGAGCCTCTCTCGTTAATGAAATCAAAGGATTCTTTATCGTGTTCCTGTAATTCATCCATTTGCTCGAAACCCGCTCTTTGGTCGAAATACTTATACTTGACGTATTGTTGTTTCTTTTCCTTCTGAATCCTCCTAAGGAATGCGTAGTAGATTATTTGTGTAAAATATGCGAAAGGATTCGTACTCTTTTCTGGATTGAAATTGTGCATATAAGCAAGACAATTCTCCAGACCATCTGATATCATATCATCTTTATATGTGTAGTTTATAAAATTGGGTCTGTAGGATAGTCTTTGTGCTATCTGTAGGAAACACATAGCAATGTATTCGGTCACATAAGGTTTGGGTTTTCCTGATTTTTCACAGGATACGATATCTTGTTGATATTCAATCAAAGCCTTAAGGAATTCTTTATTGTTGATATAGTGATTTGTGTTATCCTTATCAACTGGTTCAATTGATTTAAATTCTTTAGTTGGTGGTGATTTTGTTCTGGCCATTATCTATTTCTCTATTCAAGTTAATATTACATACAATTATACTAGGAAAGACTCTATTTGTCAAGTCTTTTTTATATTTATTTAACGGGAAAAGGCGAAGCCCTCGAGGCCCGTAGGGCCGAGAGTCTTAGGACAATGTAGTTTAAAAGTACAGGTGGAGTCTAGACGCAAGGGTCCGAGCCGTACTATAGTATTTAAGACAACATCGAGATATTCAGTAGGGTTCAAACAATCTAGATTCATTCTGCTCCTCGCTTCGCTCGTCACAGAATTGCTCAAGGACTTCGTCCTTTCGCAGATTCCATCATTTAAGTACATTAGGTAATTAGAAACATTAGGTATAGGTAAGTTCTTTAAGTTCTAGGCGAGTAGATACAGTTATATTATAGAGCCAGGTTACCGAGACATCAAAAATGTCTTATTCCTGGTGGCCACAGAGTGTGAACTCACTCTTCTCTAGTGGACTGTACCAATACGTGGTGTGTCCTGACCGGATTTCTTTCGCATATTTAGTCCTTGTACGGGACATCAATACACAGACCTCAATTCAGTATGTCGAATATTATAGTCTGCTCACTTCACCAAAAGGCTAATTACCTGAGTTTCTCGTTTCAGGTGGAATCCGTGAATTGGCTCACGGTGACCATATGTACAAATGTAAGTAACATTATAGCATATCTACTTATACTCTGTCAAGCAAAAAATCGTCTATTTAGATAATTATTTTGCCAGTATCCTTTGGCATCATTATGGATGAGAACATTTGGGTATGCTGTGCCGCAACGTCCTCTCTGCATTCCGCTATGAAAAGGATATCTCCCAGTGCTAAATGTATGGAATCATCCTTGGCCGTCATAAGGAACGGTACCAGGGCCATTTGGCTCTTCCCGTCCTCGGTGGCCATCGGCTGTAATATACAAGGATTCTTCACCAGGACGGACCTGGTCTCCTCAGATATCGCTAGGATATCGGTAATCAGTTCCATTCCTGTATATTTGAGGTGAACAACTCCCTTATATGACTGAAATTCTTCTCCAGCGCCATTACTATTCTTCTTTGGTAAACCATCTTTCATAGTTTAATACTCCTTAGTTTGTAATCAAATTTCTCGCTATTATAGATTTTCACCCGCTCAAAGAAATGGCGTAGCGAAAAATTCTTATGTTTCTTCCAACTTAAATCATCACTTATGTCAAATAGCGTTGCTCTATCTTTACCATCGCTTTTTCGAAGGACACGACCAACAGACTGAAGGTTCCTAATACGAGACTTAACAGGATGACCAAAGATGATATTATGAAGATTCCTGATGTTAATACCAGTAGAAAAAGTGCCGTAACTAGCCACGATAATAGCGTTAGTAGACTTTTCTGTAATTGCACGTATCTCCTCCCTAATTTCTGTTTTAATTTCACCAGATACAAAAAATACAGGTCTTTCGGGGTCTTTGGCTGTAATAGCCTCAAACAATTTCTTACCGTGCTTTTCTACGTATTGGTAAAGTACAAGTGTATTCGTTTCTCTGGACAATGCCAAATCACGGATAAACGTGTTTCTCTTCTTATGATTGATAAGGAAATCTATCTCATCCTTATATACCATAGTTTTTACAAGTTTCTTCTCTTCATCGGTATACCCCAAAGTAACTGCTTCAATGTGCAGTTTAGCAATGGTTTCATCATCCATTAATTCTTTGCTGGTGGTAACTTTATGTACGGGTCCAAATAGACCTTCAAGAACTAACTTGTGTGTTTGGGTACCATCTAGGGTACCAGTAAATCCAAACTTATATTCACACTCTGTCATTTTTGTCAGAATGGAAGTAAGCGATTTGGCCTTAAAATTATGTGCCTCGTCACCAATTACAGCACCGAATTGTTTGAACCAATCTTTCTTTAATTTGTATATAGACTGCCACGTTGTTATTACGACACGTTTATCAGTCTCTTTTTCTTTACCAGAGTATATCCTATGCGTGAGGTCTGCGGTGTATCTGCATATAGACCCAGTCGTATAGTCCTCAAAATCTTTGTATAATTGCTCTACCAGTGACGTGGTCGGCACGATAATTAGTATCTTCTTATCAATGATTCTCAAATAATGATTGATAAGGGCGTATATCATCAAAGACTTACCAGAAGATGTGGGCGATATCATTAAAGCCCTCTTATGATTGATTCCGTGATGTACGGCAGATATCTGATAATCGTATGGTGTTATGCTTTCGCCAGATACGAAGGGGTCGAGAACATCAAAAAATTTCTCTGTATCTTCTATTGTATTAGTCGCTACTAGAGGTAACGATTTAATACTTAAATCTCTACGTTCAGCGAATTCGACCACATATGGTAATAAACCAACATACAGTTCACCACCAAAGGCATTGAATAGACGTATCTTCCCATCCCACGCTCGTGACCTATAAGCAGGCATAAACTTGTAGCCAGGCACACGGAACGTGAAGAAATCCGATAAGTCGTGGGCAATACCTGCCTCACATTCAATATTCAAATATACATCATCCTTTTGATGTACAACAATATCTGTCACTATTTCAAAATTCTCCTTGGGTAAACTTCATAAAATCAATTGCGTTTTTGATAGCGAATCCACGCTTCTCAAACATCTTACATATTTCCTCAAGATATTTGACTGTCTCTTCCTGGAGTGTGACTTTGGCTTCTGCTTCCATCACGGTTGGGTCAACTCGTACATACTCCTTGACTTCCCGCTCCTTAAGGACGTACTCAAATGGGTCTGGGTCCGAACCATTGTAATAGTTCGTTCTGCCCAAGGATACCTTATAGAGGTCATTCCGCAGTTTCTTCAATTTCAACCTCTCTCTTAATAGCATCTTCAGATACTTATTATGTTTGAGTGGAGTCGAAAGAGATTCCCGTGCGAGAACGGTTTCGTCTATGTATAGGTCTTTTTCAACGGATTGTTCTAAATCTTCTATTTTCATAGGACCATTATATACTATCTCACATCAAATGTCAAGCGATTTCTCGCCTTTTTTACGAATTAAAGTGGTTTGCCACTCTGATACGTCATATAATCATATTGTAAAGTCAAATCAGTGACTAACGGCTCTGTGGATTCGTTGGTCATCTGGAGTTCTCCTAGAATCGTAGGAAATAGATTGTGGAAGGTGAATACTACGTCCGAAACATTTTTGTTGTTTGAGAGGATATGGAGAGAGCCATCAGAACCAGTAGGTTCTCCAGGTTTGAATCTCTTCTCCCATTCTGGACCAGCCGCTTTGTGCATCAAACTAATGATTTCCATATAATTGGAATAGTCCTCATCCACTAGGAATGTGACTGTCATCGGAGCAACTGCTTGTGTAGTTGTTGGTACGAACCTGTTTCCAAGTTTGGCATCAGGTATCATAACCTCGTTTGTGGACAAGGTCGGAAGATTACACGTGGTCAGCCAAAATTGAGTATTGGGCAATACGTGTATGTTCAAGCGATAGTTTGTACTTTTCGCTAGGTTTACTTTGTTTGGTTGTATTCTAGTTTCTTGTGCCATACTTCTATTTATACAACTTCTCTACTTTCTATATGCTTGACCATTTCCTGAATGGCAATGCTGGAAGTCTTACGAAATATAAACGGAAAAACAGCGTGGATAATTGCTACGAAAAATAGCAAGAGGAAAACAGTAGCATACCTCAATGCCGATAGCATATGTTGGAAATAACTCTCATCCACTTCGTGTGGATGTCTTGTAAAG